CGCCTATAGGCGAACTCCTAGACGCTGATGAAAAAGCTGGAGTTATTACAGAAAACTCAGTAGGTATTTTACCTATTCAAAAAGATATGGTCGACGGTGTTAGAAATATTACAGAGGTTAAACTTTATGAAGTTTCAGCCGTAACTCTAGCAGCAAACGACCAAGCGCTTATTATGGACGTAAAAGGGAACTATGACCCTAACAAGGTACTTAAGCGCTACGACAATATGGCAAAACTTATTCGTAAGGGGAATATCTCAGACGACTTAGGCTATGCCCTAGAAGCTGAAATACTTAAACTAAAATCACTATTTGCTAAATTATCTACTCAGCCAACCGATATAGAGGTTACTGAGCCAGTCGAGGTAAAGAATGAGGTTAGCGAGATGTATCAATATTTGTTTAATAAATTAAAATAATTTGAAATGACTGAAGAAGTTAAAAACCAGTTAGACCAAATTGGAAACATTGTAGACGAAAAAATAGAGAAAGCGTTTAACGCTGCTCAAGACAACGCTAAAGGCGAAGTTGAGGCATCTCTAAAGTCTGAGATTTCCAATCTAACTAATAAGTATAATGAAGAGTTCGAGGCGGCTACTAAAAGAATGGACGCTATCGAGATGGAGTCAAAAAAGACTCTAAGCGGTGCAACTGCTAAAACTTTTAAAGGGTCTTTAGAGGCTGCTTTAAAAGATGGCGCAATTGACGCTATGATTAAAGGAAGTACAAACGCTGCTCGCTTTGAAGTAAAAGCTGGGGATATGACAATGGCTAATGCCTTTACTGGTGTTGTAGCTGGCGAAACTGTAATTCCAGACGTTAAATTTGACCCTAGTAGAGCGGTACATATTCGCTCATTGATTCCTAACGGTTCTACTGATGCTCAAACTATTCGTTTTCCAAAAGAAAGCGCATACGACGACGGAGCGGCTGCTACAGCTCAAGGTTCTACTCTAGGACAGTCTGACTTTGATATTACAGCTACGTCTGTAAACGTTGAAAAGATTGGCACTTTTATGAGAATTACTGAAGAGATGCTAGCAGATACTCCACAGCTTACGAGCTATTTATCAGCTAGAGTACCTAATAAAGTACTTTCTATTGAAGACACTGAGATTCTTAACGGTGACGGTTCAAGCCCTAACCTAGATGGTTTATTTACTGACGGAGCTGCTTTTGTAACTTCTAGCTCAGCTAATTTTTACCAGTCTATTGAGTCAGCAAATGAGTACGATGTACTTATTGCAGCTTTAGACCAGTTAGCAGCTAGTAACTATCAAGCTGATTCTATTATATTGAACCCAGTTGACTTCCATAAAATCGTTTTATTGAAATCTACTGCTAATGAGTATTTGAAAAACCAAGTAATCCAAGGCGTACAGCCAGCGATTATGGGAGTGCCAATTACTTTGAATACAGCTGTAACTGCTGGTAAATTCTTAGTAGGTAACTTAAGCGTTGCTACTCAATTATGGATTAGAGACGGTTTAGGAGTCGAATTTTCAAGAGAAGATTCTACTAATTTCAGAGACGGATTTGTTACAGTTCGCGCCCAAGAGCGTTGCGCTTTGACAAATTATCAGCCTAACGCGATTGTACAAGGAACGTTTAGCACAGCTAAAACTGCACTTGAGACTTCTTAATACTAAGGTATAAAGTAAGTAATTTTAAAGAGGGTAACTTTTATAGGTTGCCCTTTTTTATGCTCTATAAATAAGAAAATTTAAAAAAAACTTTTAAAAAGGTTTGGTAATTAAAAAAATACTTTTAAATTAGCATCATAATTAACAATCAAAACAATAACAATTATGAAAACACAAATAACAAATAACGAAAATCAAGTATTAAAAGCAATTCAAAATTTTACAGCTGAAGATTTTGGGTCTGATTCACCAGCTTGGTGTAATGTTCACGAAATAAACATAGACTCAAGACAACTAAGAGCCTTAATTACTACTTTATCTACAAAAGGTATATTAACTCTAATTGATGACGAAGGTTTTGCTGATGGTTCTTTTGTGGAGATTAATAAAGGATTCTATAAGTTAACTGGTAAGCGGACAAACGCTGGAAGCCCAGAGTTTAAGTTTATTAACTTAGAAGTAAAATAACAACAACCAAGGGGGCGCAAGCCCCCTATTAAAACTAAATAAAATGACAAAAACATTTAACACTAACGAAACTGGTTTAAAGTACCCTTTAATTATAAGAGGTTTAAAAGGTAATAATGACAAACCTACTGGAATGCCTAATGACTTTGAGCATAAAAAAACTTATGAGGCAATTTTAATTAATGGAAATTATCTTATGTTTCACATTCTTAAAGATGAAAACAATCAACTTTCTATACTATACCCAAATGGTGAAATTATGTATGGAGGCGAAACTACATTTTTGCCAGCTATAAAAGATGCTATTAAAAACGCTATATATTACATTTAATAACAACCAAAACGGAGGGCGGCAACGCCCTCTTATTGTCTAACTAAATTTTAATTATGAGAAAATATATTTTTATTGAAATTGAATCGAAAAAATCAAACCTTAAAGGTCTTTTAAATTTTATCTGGTGGTTTTCCAGAGACACTTTAGTTTTTTTAGGCTGTATAGGTTTGGCTGTTTTAATGTTTACTAGTTAGTTATGGAGAGAGCTGTAAATATTATTTTAATACTTTTTTTTATGGCGTGGTCTGTTAGAATGATTTACAGATTTAACGCTTTGTATGATTCTATTTTTATGTTATTAATATCATTTGTAATTTATAGGTATGGAAATAGAGAAGGACACTTTTAAAAAAAGTATGCAACAAATAGACAAAAGCATAAAAAAAATTATAATTTTAAATAAGTATCTTTCGGGCATAGATAAAAAAAAGCCTTAGTTTAATTTGTTTGTTTTGTTTAGTTGATTGTACCCTCAGCTCTGTTAATACTCAGCTGGGGGTTTTTTTGTACTTTAGTACAAACCAAACCAAATTGGATAATAATTTAAGAGGTTGCTTAGCAGAGTACTTATTCGCTACCGAATGTTTAAAGAGAGGTTATAAGGTAAGTTTTCCGCTTTTAGATTCTAGCGCCTATGATTGTATTATAGATAATGGAAAAAATCTTTTTAAAATACAAGTAAAATCTACTGGTAAGAAGCCAATAGGCTTAAACAAGTCTGTCCATTGTAGAATATCCAGCGCTAGGTCAATTTACAGCACTAGTGCAGTTGATTATTTTGCCGTCTGGGTTAAATACTATGAAGGTTTTTTTATCTTTCAAAATGTAAAAAATATGCCTACCTCTATAAGACTTTCTAAATTTAATAAGCATAAAGTTTTTTTTAATAACTTTGCATTTGAATAATTCTTTTATTCATAGTAAGAGTTTTGGTTGTTAGGCGCTGTAATTTTATTATGGCGCTTTTTTTTTATCTTTGTATAAATAATAATCTTATGAAAATCTTAATAAAAAAAGACGTTATATCTGGACAAGCTGGCTGGAGACGCGAAGGCGAAATTCACGACCTAGAAACTAAATTAGCTAATCACTATATTAATAGAGGTATAGGAGTATTAGCCGAAGAGGTAAAAGAGGTAAAAGAAGTAAAGGCTAAGGTAGAGACCAAAGAAGCAAAAGCTCCAAAAAAAAGAGCTACTAAAAAAGCTAAATAATGGCATATTATAGAAGTTTATACTTTAGTGAAAACCCTAACGACTTTCATAGCCAAGTTAAGATTAACTCTACAACTGGCAGCGAATTAGTTACTACTTCAGAGGCTAAGGATTTTATTAGAGTTGATACTAGCGCTGATGACACTATAATAGGCGAAATGATTACAGAGGCTAGAATATGGATTGAAAACTATATAACTAAAGACCTTGTAGCAAAGACTAGAACCTATTATACTCCATTCCAAAAAGAGCGCTTTGTTTTACCATTTGCGCCAGTTGCCTCTATTACTTCTGTAACTGTTGACGGCACAGCGGCTACCTATGAGGTTAAAGGTCTAGATAATGAGATTGTAGAGCTAAACGAGCTACCAGCTAAAGAAGTGCAAGTAGCTTATACTACATCTGGGCTAGATGACAGTTTATTAAAGCAAGCTGTACTAAGACTAGTATCTACATTCTACGACAATAGAGCTGAGTTTGTAGTGGGTCAGCAAGTTAATGAAGTGCCAATAAACGTTAAAAGCATTTTATCTGGCTATAAAACTATGTTTATTTAATGGACGCTGGAAAACTAGATACTAGAGTAGAGGTTAAGAGGCTTACTAAGACCGCTGACGGTTTTGGGGGTACTACTTCTACTAGCGCTGTTAATTCTACTATATGGGCTAATAAAAAAGAAACTAGCGGCGAGATAGTACAAGAAAACGGAAAGCGCCAGCAGTATCTTGAAATAGAGCTGACTGTTAGAAAAAAAACAGCGGAGACTATTTTAAAAACTGATTTATTAGCTATTTCTGGAGTTTCTGGAGATTATAGAATTAAAGAGGTTTATGATTCAATTCATAAATATTTTTCAACCATAAAAGCTACTAAAATTGGTTAACGTCAAATTAAATAAAACAGACCTTAAAAAACTTACTAGGAAACTAGATAAGCTAAGAAAGCTGTCAACTCAAGAGCTATCTAATGAAATAGGGCAAACTGTTTTTAAAGGCGCTGATAGAATGAAGTCTAGCGTCGTAGTAGACAAAGGAGGTTTAAAACAAAGCATAGTAGCTGGAGCGTCAAACAATAAAGGCTTTGTAAAAGCAAAAGCAAACTACGCACCTTATGTAGAGTTCGGAACTGGTCGGCTCGTAGATTTAGAGGACTTAACGGACTTAGGTCTACCAGCCTCTTATGCGATGCAGTTCAAAGGTAAGGGCATAAAAGAAGTCAATCTACCAGCTAGACCATTTTTTTTTAGCTCTATAAGGGTTGAGTTAAAGAAATTACTAGACCGACTAGATAACACAATTAAAAAAGCTACTAAATGAATGAGGCTCTACATTTTATAAGAAAGGCAATTATAGACCGTTTAACGGATGCAATTACTATAAATGGTAGTTATGTACCAATTTATAACAGAGTGCCGTCTAGTGCCTCTGAACCCTATATAAAGGTAAGTTCTATAAGTAGTAACGAAATTGATAACAATACGACTAGTTTTAATTCTCAATGTATAACAAGAATAGAAGCAGTAACTGCTTTTAATTCAGACGACGGCGGAGAGCTACAGAGTAATCAAATAGTTTCCGAAGTGCTTAATCTTATTAGAACTAGAAGCTCTGGTTATTATGATTTAAGTAGCGATGGTTTTAAAGTTTATACTTCCATAAATGAGAATACAACTTACTTAGAAGATGACTTACAAGATAAAACATACTTTAGAGCTATAATGGAAATTTCTAACAGAGTAGAAAAGATATAAAAAATGGAAGAAAATTTAAGACTTTGGTTTATTAATATGGGCGCTGTAGGTTTTAGTCTAGTAAATATAAATATGATATTAAGTACGTTGGTTTTAGTAGCCTCTTTGATTTGGACTTTGATACAGATAAAAGATAAATTAAAAAAATAGTAATTATGAAACTACCATCTAATGGAGCGGCAAAATCAATACGAAGCTATGCAGGCAGTTTATTTGTATTTCTATTTATAGTCGGTATTATAATTACATTAATACAGTTTCCAGTATTAGAATCTAATAAAGAAATCGTACTAATGTTAATTGGTTCTATAGCGGCATCAATACCGATTTTAATAAGTACTATAAGCGGCACAATCCCAGACGATGTAAATATTTTAAAATCTACATTAGAAAAAAAAGAACATCAAATACAGATGCTTGTAGCTGCTAAAGATAGGCTAGAAGAAATGGTAATTGATTTACAAAAAGAAATGTTAAAGAATCAAGATGCAGTTATGGATAAAATTATCTTAAAGGCGGCTATTGATTTCGATAACAAACACAACCCCCCTAAAAAATAAATAACAATAAATAAATAAATATGGAAACTTTAATAATTATAATTGCAGTCATAATGCTCGCTACTGCTGTAATGATGGGATTAACTCTTTACGGTGTTTTTACTGATAAGGATAAAGACGGAATACCAGACGCATTAGAAAATAAATTTAAGGAGTTAAAAGCAGATATTAAAAAAGAAATTGGCAAAATAAAAAAATGAAGTACTTTACTTTAAATGAGTTTGACTGCCCCTCTGAAGAAGGCTCTGGGTCTAAAATGGATTCCGACTTTCTTAGTAAACTTGATTTGGCTCGTGATTTGGCTGGTATTAGCTTTAAAATTAACTCTGGTTTTAGAACTCAAGCCCATAATGACTCATTACCAAACTCAAAGCCAGACTCAGCCCATATTGAAGGCAAAGCCGCAGATATACATTGCACAAACTCAAGAGAGCGGTTTATTATTACAAAGGCACTCCTTGACGCTGGCATATCTAGGGTTGGAATCGGACGTACCTTTATACATTGCGACACCTCAGAAACTAAAGACCCAGACGTTATCTGGTTATATAGTTAGCGGTACTGTCGGAAATACTTTAAAATATGATTAAGTTTTTACTAGGTTTATTAGGAAAAGGAAATAATGGTAATTCTAATCTAGGCGGTTTAGCTTTAGATATTAGAGAGGCTATTAAGGGTAAAGAGTTAGACCCTCAGCGCCTTATAGAACTCCAAGCGGAGATTAACAAGGTAGAGGCTCAGCATAGAAGTATGTTTGTGGCTGGATGGCGTCCTTTTATCGGTTGGGTCTGTGGAATAGCTTTTGCTTTTCATTATATTATTATGCCATTGCTTTTATCATATACGGATATTAAGGTTATAGAGTTTGACACTAATAGCCTTTTTACTGTCCTAATGGGGATGCTAGGGCTAGGTGGTTTAAGGACTTTTGAGAAATTAAAAGATAAAACAAAGTAATGGGCAAGTCATTAAACCGTAGAGGTAAATATAGTCATTGCACTAGAGCGCAAAAACAAGGCAGAAATAAACCAGCAAAAAAGAAATAGTTATGGCTACTAAAGATTTATATTCAACTAACAACTTTCAAAGAATGTCATTTGGCGACTTTGGAATGCGTACGCTTATTAAAGGTGCTGATAATCTTACTACGGTTAGCGGTGAATATTTCTGTATGATTGAATGTATAACCTCAGCGACTTTTAGCGGTACTAATGATACTCCAGCTGGAGACACTACGCTAACTGATTACGACCTACTAGATGGGCAAATTATATACGGCAACTTTACCGATATTACGTTAACTAAAGGGCATATTATTTGCTATTTGCGCCACATTCCACAATGATAGGCGCTGGAGGTACATTAAGACCAAAAGCTGGTCGCTATAGAAAAAAAGTCTTAAAAAAAAATAAAAATTTCTGGCAAACCAGAGACAAAAACTGGAACGCTGAAGATAAGAACTGGAACGAAATTTAATTTGTATTTTTGTATAAAATTTAGGTATGGGTACTAGCTTAAGCGGAACTAAAATAAAAGATACTTATGATGGCTTAATAAAAACGTCAGATAATTCATCTGTTGGGTCATCTAACATAGAGCTAACAGACGGTTTAGGTAACGATATAAATATATCTATAAATAATACTGGAGCTTTAACCGCTGATGGTACTATTACTGGAGCTAGCATAATAAAAACTGGCGGAACTTCGACCCAATTACTTTTGGCTAATGGAGCTGTAGTTAGTTTAACATTAGAAAGCTCTGGCATTAGTTCTAACGATTCAGACTCTAACGTACCCAGTAACGCCGCTGTAAAAGATTATGTAGATACTGAAATAACTAACTTAATAGATAACTCCCCTAGCGCTTTAGATACGCTAAACGAATTAGCCGCAGCATTAGGAGACGACGCTAACTTTAGTACAACCGTTACAACTGCTTTAGGTAATAGGCTTAGAATTGACATAAACAATCAAAATCTAACTACAACTGAAAAAGCTAACGCTTTTGCTAATCTAGCAATAACGGCTGGAACTGGTATTGATATTACTGGCACTACTTTTAGTGCTGATATTGATACCAGCGCAATTCAAGCTAATGCAGTAACTCCTCCAAAACTTGACCAGTTTGATGACAATTTAAGCGCCGCAACTAGTGGCGATATTTTAGTTTCTAATGGTACTGATTTTAATAATGTTAGTGTAACTGGAGACGTTACTATTAGTAGCGCTGGCGTTACTACAATCGGAGCAAGTGCTGTAGAGACTTCAATGATAAACGACGACGCGGTTACTGTAGATAAATTAGCAAATTCAATAAATACGGCGATTGCAGCAAATACAGCTAAAATAACTAACGCAACCCATACAGGCGATGTAACAGGTTCAACGGCTTTAACTATTGCTAATAATGCGGTAACTACTGATAAAGTAATAGATGACGCTATAACCGCAGACAAACTAGCTAATACAGCAGTTACTGCTGGCAGTTATACAACTGCTGATATAACTGTTGACGCTCAAGGCAGGATTACATCAGCGTCTAATGGTACAGCTGTTGGAGGTTCTACTACAATAAACGTAGAGAGTTTTGATGGAGACGGTTCTACAGTAGATTTTAATTTAAACAATACTATAGCAAACGAAAATAATCTTCAAATCTATATAGATGGAGTCTACCAGTCTAAAAGTAATTATTCTACAAGTGGGACGACGTTAACATTTTCAACAGCACCAGCTACAGGTACAGATAATATTGAGGTTACGCACGCTGTGGCTATAGGCGGAACTCCTAGTATAGAAATAGATACTTTTAATGGGGATGGTTCGGATACTACATTTACATTAACAACTGAGCCAGCCAATAAAAATAATCTTCAAATTTATATAGACGGAGTTTATCAGTCAAAATCAAATTACTCAACAAGCGGCACTACTTTGACCTTTACAACCGCACCACAAACAGGCACTAATAATATAGAAGTAACTCATATAAAACTTTCGTAAATTTGTAAAAAATAAGATATGGCGATAACAAAAGTAACAGGAGACGTAATAGCAAACGATGCTATTGGACACGACCAACTAGCAGATAGATATACTGCTAGTAGTGCTGTAACTTCAGCAACTGCAATTACTATAAACACTTCTACAGCTGATGTATTTACTTGGACAGCAGGTCATTCTACTACATTAGCATTTACAAATGTTAAAATTGGTTCAACTTGTACTATAATAATTACTGGTGGCGGTTCTTCATATACACTAGCGCTTGGGAATATTAATGGTTCAGCAGGTACTTTTAATAAATTAGCAGGTACTTATGATGACACGAGTTCAACTAAAAATATAATTGAGTTTAAATTTATATCTACGTCAGAGGCTTGGTATCAAATCTCACAAATAGCATCATAATTATGGCATACGCAATTAATAGAAACGGAACAATACAAGTATATCAATCAGTACCTAAATCATTTGAGGGAAGTCAAAAAGAATATCTTGGCGGCTTTGACCAATTAACTAGAGGCGAGCAAAAGGCAGAAGGTTTGTTTGACGTTGTAATACCAGATGGTTACGATTCGAGAATACACGATTTAGGAGAGATATTTTGGGATAGTGCTAATACACAATTTACTTACCCAAAGACTAATAAGACTTGGAGTCAGACTTTAGCCGAACTAAAAGAACAAAAGATTGCAAACCTAAAATCAAATGCTAATTCTGAACTATCAAAAACAGACTGGGTTATTATAAGAGATACTGAGTTAGGAAATACTACTGATTCAGCTATAACAGATGCTAGAGCGGCAATAAGGACAAGCGTAGAAACTAAAGAGAGTGAAATAAATGATTTAACCACAAAAGCACAAGTAGTACAGTACGATATAAGTTTATAATATGGCTTTAAATAAAAAGTTTTTTCCTAAAGCAGCAGCAGCAGATGCGGTATTCACTCCATCAGAACACTTTAACACCGTACTCTATACAGGCAACGGAAGTACTCAACGTATAGGAGGGTATATAAACAGAGGTGCAGTATTTAATGGGAGTAGTAGTAGGGTAGATTTAGGTAAAATAGATGCTTTTCCAGATGATGTAAGTATCTCTGTTTGGGTTAGACTTGGAGATACAACAACTACAAATACCTTGAGAATATTATCTTTAAATGCTGTTTCAAGTGGATGGGCAGGTACTTTAAGTGTTAGGTATAAGCCAAGTAATGGACTTTTTTCAGTAGGAATAGGGGATGGACAAAGCACAGACACTACTGTATTATCACACACAAATACATTGACGCAGGGTGTTTGGTATAACATTATAGTTACAAGAAATAACACTACTAATGTAACAAAGTTATATATTGGCGGTACGGAGGTAGATTCTGAAACCGTATCCGCAACTCCTGTAGTGCAGTCTAATGCAATTAGTGTGATTGGGAATCAAGCACAAAATTACGCCCCAACAACTTGGAAAGGTTCAGTAGACCAAGTTAGATTCTTCAATAAAGAATTATCTTCTACCGAAGTAACTACTCTATCTAACGAAACTCACGCTTCTACTACTATAGAAACTACGGATATTTTTAATGACAATTCAGGTGTTGCTTTATACCAATTAGATGGTAATGCAAATGATACAGGTATAATAGGCGAGGATATAGATAGCGGACAGAGTGCTGTATTTAGTGGAGACGGAGGTTATGTAACAATACCTGCAACAGCTACTACTCCTATTGATTTTTCGTCAGAAGATTTTACAATCTCTTTATTTGCTAAACCTCATAATTTGTCAGAAGCTACTCAATTTATTTCTAAATGGAGTACAGGTAGCCAGAACCAAAGAAGTATGTATTTTGGTCAACACACAACAGGTGCAGTAAGGGTTAATGAGAAAGGTTCAAGTTCAGCAAGTTATTACTCTACAGGAACACTAACAGAGAACAAGTGGAATCATATAGCTTACGTTAGAACAGGAACACAAGTAATTTTATATTTAAATGGTGTATTAGATTCAACCCATAACACGTCTCTTAATATTGGTAACGGAGTAACACAAGATATTTATCTAGGAAGAGTTGAAGGTAGTGGTAGCGCAGATATGTATGATGGGGAATTAGACGAAGTAAGAATGTATTCTACTGCCTTAAGTGCGTCAGATATATCTAATTTAGCTTTAAACACTAATGCTCCTACTGCTAACCTAGCTGCGCATTATAAACTAGATGGAGATGCTACAGATGAAACAGGAAACTATAACGGTACTGCTACCTCTATAACATATTCAGACCCTGCGGAAACTCCTAGTACTGAATACAACGGTACTGCTTCTAACGTAACTTACCAAGAGGCTACTAAATTTAGTCCTGACTTGGTTTGGATAAAGGGTCGTTCAGGAGGAAGTCCACTACATAATTGGCTTACTGATTCTGTAAGAGGGGAACACGCAGTAATAAGTTCAAATTTAACAAATGCAGAAGATACCAATACAAGCTACAACCTTGATTCTTTTGATAGTAATGGCTTTACACTAATTGGTAACTCTGTTGGTACAAATGGTTCAGGTGTAACCTACGCAGCTTGGTGCTTTAACGCAGGAGACACCACTACAACAATAGCAGCTAATACAGTAGGTAATACAATAGCAAGTACTGTAAAAGCTAATCAGGATGCAGGGTTTAGTATTGTGACTTATACAGGGAACGGAACGTCTGGTGCTACTATCGGTCACGGATTGAGTTCTCCTCCTGAATTAATAATTACTAAAAACAGAGATGAAGCACAGGCTTGGATAATAAACGCTGACGCTATTGGAAAAGCAAATATTTTTACTTTTTCTAACGGAGCAGTATTAAGTAGACCTAATCAATATTATTACGCTTGGGATAGTTCAACAATAACAACAGGTTCTGATATACATACAAACGGAAGTAGTGATAAGATAGTTACCTACTGCTTCCACAGCGTAGACAACTACCAAAAAGTCGGTAGCTATAGTTCTACAGGTGTTACAGGTGCAGGAAGCCACATTGAGGTAGGTTTTGAGCCTGCTTTCTTATTAATAAAGTCATCCTCTCACTTAGAAGATTGGTATATTTTTGACAATAAGAGAATAAACTTAAACGGTAATAAAGACGGACTTCTATTTGCAAACAATTCTAATGCAGAAAATACAGGCTACGAAAGATTGCAATTTACTGAAACAGGCTGGTATTGGGAGACGGCTTATGGAGGTAACTCTAGTGGATACGACTACATCTACCTAGCTATAGCAGCAGACCCTGACATTACAACTCCAACAGTAGAGAATAGCTTTGATGTTGTTACTTATACAGGTAATGGTGGAACTCAAGAAATTGCTACTGATTTTAAACCTGATTTGGTTTGGGTAAAGGTGAGAACAAATACATATAGTCATACTCTTTCTGATTCAGTTAGGGGAGACAACAAGGCATTAATATCTGATGGCTCAAATAGTGAATATACTGACAGTGATTTTAGTATATCGTCTAATGGGTTTAGTATGTCAGGAAATGGCGTAATGGCAAGGAATGTTTCAGGACAAGACTACGTAGCTTGGTGTTGGAAAGCAGGTGACCACGATGACAACCTCCCACAGATAAACACAGAGGGTACTATAGATAGTATAGTAAGTGTAAATGCAGAGGCAGGATTTAGTATTTGCAAATTCCGTTCACACGCTACTAATGCTACAGCTTTTTCTTTTGGTCACGGACTTTCTTCCGCTCCTGAATTAGTTATCATTAAAGAAACAGACGGGGCAGTTGGGTGGCACGTTTATGTAAGTTCTTTAGGTCAACAATCATATTTACAGTTACAATCTTCGGCAGCTGCTATAACAGGAAATACAAATATTTGGAATAATACTGCGCCAAGTTCAACTGTGTTTAATATGAAAACAGGATATGCTATAACTAATGATGCAGATGTTATCGCTTACTGCTTCCACTCTGTTACAGGCTATCAGAAGATAGGGAGTTATACAGGGACAGGGACGACAGGTAATAAACAAACTATAGGATTTAGACCAAGGTTTTTATTAAGCAAAAGAACGAGCTCTGCATCAGATTGGTATATGATTGATTCTGTAAGAAATACATCAAACCCAAGAAACAATTTCTTAAATGCTAATACTAGTGACGCAGAATATACCCCAGGTTATGGAGTTAATTTTGAAGATGACGGATTTAGTTTTATATCAACTGATTTAAATGGAACAAATCAAACTTGGATTTACCTAGCAATTAAGTAATGGAAGATTTGAAGATAGCAGTTATGAATCTATTTGCACTTGGGATTATCAAAAACAGAAATAACATAAGAAATAAAATAACTATATTTGTATAATATTTAAAAAAGGTAAAAAATGGCTTCAAGCGTATTTAACGGAACTAACTTAGTTTTAAAATTTGTAGCAGACGGTGGGACTCTAGAGGCTCTAGGACACTCTACAAGCTGCTCTATGACAATTTCTCAAGACTTACCAGAGGCGACTACAAAAGATAGCGCTGGATTTCAAGAAGTAATAAGCGGATTAAGAAGCGCTGAGCTTTCTTTTGATGGTCTTATTGACTATACTGATACTTCAGATAGTCTAAAAAATGTTGACGGTATTGCATCTTTAATAACTGGTCGTACTAAAATCGACTGGAGCTTTGGGACTGCTGCAACTGGGGATACTATTTTTACTGGTGAAGGCTTTATAGCATCTTTAGAGCAATCAGCTGAAATGGAAAGCCCAGCTACATACTCTGGTACTATAACTGTTACTGGTGCAATTACTCAAAGCACAAACTAAGAGTTTAAATTAAAATTATGGCAAACAAAAAAAGAGGGTATTATACCCTAGAACTCGGTGGGCAAAAGAGAAACCTACATTTCTCTATGAACTTCTGGGCAAACTTTACAGATATATTAAAAACGCCTCTAGATAAAATAGGTAATATTTTTGAAGGGGGTTTATCTATTACTGGCATTAGAGCGCTTGTTTACTCTGGTCTTTTAGCATACGACCAAGAAGAAGGTAACGAAATTGACTACAACGAGTTTAAGGTAGGTAGCTGGCTAGAAGATTTAAAACCAGAAGAGCTTGAAGAAATGGTAAACGCTATGCTTGAATCTAGGATATTAGGTAATGACCTTAACCTAGGCATAGAAAGAAACCCAAAAAGCGAGGGAAAGACTCAGCCGACTCCTTAACTTGGAATGACTTACTCGACTATTTTATAGGACAAGTCGGCATAAATCCAAATGAGTTTTGGAATAATACTTGGGTCGAAAATCAACTTCTAGGCGAGTCTTATAATGTAAAGCAAAATTTAGAATGGGAGCGCCTTAGATATTTGGCGACTCTTATACATAATGTAAACTGCTCTAAAAAAAGCCAGACTATAAAACCTACCGACCTCTTTACTTTACCTCAAGATAAACTAGTAGAAAAAAGAAAGTTTGAGCCTAAATCTACTCCAGAAGAGCTTAGTAAATTCCTAGAACAAGTAGAA